AGCGGTAGGAAAGGCTGCTTAATATCGACTTTTTTATCATTTTGGGCGAACAATTGCTGCAAACAGAGAAAAATGGTGCTAGGACAACAGTCCTAGCACCACTTTGTCTACAGTCTGAGCGGGGAAGGTCACTGCTTCCCCGCAACTTTCCTCTTATCAGGGGAACTAATTGCTTTCATTTTTTGCTTTGGCTACTGCATCGGCTACTAATTCAGAAATCTTTGTCTCTGTCTCTTCGTCTGCCTTTTCGGAATTGCGCAATACCTCAGCCACATAATATGGCACCTCAACTTCCACTCCGCGCTGAATGCGGAATGTATTTCCATTTACAACTACGGTAACGTCTTCCGAATATTTATCCTTGTCTTTAAACAACTTAATCTTAACCAAACGCGTGATATCGTCCTTTTTTGCTGTTGCCATGATTCTTCCTCCTTTTTCAAATGGGTCCTCCTCGAAAAGAGAACCCATCCTCTTAGTTTGCTGTTACTGTGCCTGATTTAAAACCACACGACTCAATACGAATCATGTACTGTTCCACCAGACGCTCTGCCGTCTTAATAGCCTTCCAGCCAACCGTTGAACGCTGATCCAACGGGTCTTCTCCCGCCCCCAGCTGTTTAACAATATGCTGTAATCCGCCACCTTCTACTTCGGTTACACCGTAGGCGTGTGCTGCTATTACCATTGTACAGTAAACCGCCAAATCCTCCGGACAAGTTTCGTCTTTCAGAATTTTAGCTTCTGAATTTTCTACAAAACGGATATCACCAATGCGTCCGATTTCACCCTTCCACATCTTATCCGGTGTCGTATACTTATTCCATTCCTCAAATCCCTTTGATGTTTTCACATCATAAGCAGCGTACGGATGAATAACACATACATAGGCATCCTCAAACGTTTCAGCGTTTACGGTCGCAAGATAGGCTGCTGCCTGCAAAAAGATATCTACATTCAATTTGCATGTTCCGTCCAATGTCTTTCTTGTAAGAACCTCTGTGCCGTCCGATTTTGGCGCATACATTACATTGGTGCCACCGCTAATTACATCACGCGTAATGGTATCCAATGTGCGACCCGCCTGCGAACCACTTAACTTTGTGGCCTGCACCACATTGTTATCAATCGCGGTTAGCTGCAGCACATCCGTAAGAGTGATATAATCACCGTACTGCTGTACTTCAGATTTAACCGTGGTCACCGTCATCTTACTTCCATCCGGTGTCACGCCTTCCTGCAAAGGTTTCGTGTTTTTCGGTAACGAATCATACTTTCTAAATTCGATTATCTTACCACCGTTTTTTGGAATTGGATATTGATCACCAAACTTGTCAAATACCAATTTGGGCTCTGCCATCGTAATCAGAGTTTTTTCATAAAACTCTTTCATCTCGGCGGTCATTCCCGAGTCACTTGTCGTATTTGGGTTTAAATTTCCTGCAAACATCTGCAGGGACATTCGTTTTGCCAATTTTCTTGCTCTGTTCATTTTGCTTACCTCCATTCTGCACATCGATCAGAATGTAATTTTCTCACCGCGTGCGGCTCTTTTTGATAGCTCATCGATATCTTTTGCTGTCAACTTACTTATGTCAATTTTCTGTTCTACCGGCTTTGAGGAAACATTCGTCCCATTCTCAGGAGGACGCAAGCCTTTCGCGCGAATACCATCCGTCACGCGCTCCGCTGTTTTAGCTGATGCCATCTGCATAGCTCCTCGCATGATTTCATCGTGATGCGCTACTTCGTACGCCGTTCTTACATCAATGCCATTCTGCAGCAACTGCAGGAAGTCTTTATTCTCAACCTCCTCATCAAAGCTAAAATCCGGATAAATTTCCTTTAATGCGTCTGCCTCTGACATCCACTTGCTATACGTTTCATCTGCCTGACGAATTCTCTGCGTCTCCTCAGCCGCTCGTCTGAATTCTTCATTCTGTTTTTCCAAACGATAGAATTCACGATACTGTTCCGTGGACATTCCCTTTGCCATGGCACGCTCTTCGAACATGGAATCATCCTCTTCCAATGCCCTTAACATGTCATCCGCATCTGCGGTCTTGTCCAATCCATAGCGCTGTGCCACAAAATCAAGGACTTTCTGCGATGATGATAACCGCTCTTCCATTTCCTTGGTCTGCTTAAATCTGTCGTTAATTACTTTCTGAACACTCTGGTTATATTCATCTTTGAACTCCCCTTTAATCATGTTCTTCCACTTGGTTCCTCTGTCCTCCTCTGTACTTTCCTCACCGGTGTCTGTCTGTACCTGGACAGTCTGCTGGTCGCTCTGACCCTCTAAGCCAGTCTCTACTGCTGCGCCTCCTGCTTCTCCTGCGCCCTCTGCAAACAACTGCAAATAAATTTTGTTTCTCATAGGTTTCATTCCTCCATCGTCTTTCCGAAGTGTCGCTATCATCGTCTTTCCGAAGTGTCGTTTCCATCGTCTTTCCGAAGTGCCAGTGGTTTTCACATCACTACCATATCACGGTTTAAATTTTGTTTACCCCCAAACTCCCATGGTTTTTGAAATTAAAATTTTTATGTACTCCGGATACTGTTCCTCCAGAGCAAGCAAAGCATCTACAAACATACCAAACACAATGTTCGCTCGTAACTTACTTCTGTACGCCGTATGAATCATAGCAAGTCCGCTCTTGGCTTCTACCTGCTGCCCCGGATACATTTCTTCATGATTTTCAATTTCGTTTGCCAGCATACCAACAATTACGGATACTGCAGCACATACAATATCCTTCCCATGTTCCGCATAACCGGCATGTCCCACTACATTCAATTCAAATTTTTCTTTTGACCACTCAATTTGTATACTTAACATACTAATACTCCTATACACTCGCCATACTGCTTGCCTGCTCTTTTGCTCCATCCAAACGCTCACTCTTTGTCATGGCTCCACCTAAGGAATCATTTTTCATAGTCAGTTTAGAATCCTGCCCCGGAGGATTTGGGTCACCACCATTTACGACCTCCTGACCCTGCATTCCAGTCATCTGCATCAATTGCTGTACCTGCTGCTGCAGTGCCATCAACTGCTGGTACATGGTTCCATTATTTTGGATTTTCATAATAATTTTTTCTTTGCCCTCAAACTCCATCATATCAAGGCATGCCAGCGAGGCATCCGCATTTCCGGGAGCGAAAAAGCCTTTATCATAAAACTGGAGAGCGAGTTCGTTCTGCGCCATTCGTGAGTAAGTTGATTTCTTGGCCGCCGATACAGTAACATCAAAGATTGGCAGTCTCTCTCCTACTTCAACGCCCATCTCTTCTCCACCATCCTGCGGAATCATGCCACCATTATCAAATGTTGCAAATTGCTGTTCTCCTTTTTCGCCCAGTATGCGAAATTTACGTGGTTCATCGTAAAACTGACGTATCAGTTCAATAACCATGTAACATTCTTCCATATATGCCCGATAGGTTCCTCGGATCATATCACGCGACAACTTACTTCCTGCCTCCTGCAAGGCGGCAATTGCCGTAGCAGCAGTAACACCACTTTGTGTACTTCCCTGCGAGAAGTCACGGTTACCTGATGTTTCTTTCAATTCGTTTATCTTTTCCTCTTTTACGTTGATACACTGTGTTGGCGGAACCACTGGCTGCATTGGTTGAATATCATCCGGATTTCCGGTGTAGTGTACGACTTCCTTAGTCCAGTCGTTAAATTCATTCTCATTGATTCCTCCCGTGTCTTTTGAGAGGTATCTGGCTTTGCTTGCCTTGATAGCAGAATCCAATATTACCTGGTCTAATTTGTCAATATAAAGCTGTGGGTCTTTCATGATATCTATGTAACCAAATCCCACTGGTGTCCCCTCTTCCGGGAACATAACATCAAACACATACGGATACATCCCATGGTCATAATATCCTCTTTCTACATACTCCGGATCATTTTCGGACGCATACAGAATTTTGTCATTTACGAATTTGCAGTAATGCAGTATATCCTTTGTTCCATTGTCTTTTTTGTAGTACCAATCTACAACATACGATTTCTCCGAAGTGTCGACATTTTCCGCGTTGATATATTTAGTTAGTACGATGTCACTTCCCGTCAAATCAATATCCGGATAACGTTGTTTTAAAATTTCGTTATCCATCAATTCCACGTGGAAAAGATTTGCAGATTCTTGAATTTTGTTAATACCCGGTTCCCAAAATAAATTCAGTATATCTATTTTGGCAATGTTGATATCACCAACTCCATTGTTCTTACGCGAATCCCATACTATCTTTTTCACACTGGCTCCTTGTTTCAGTTTGTACCATGCACAATCGTTATACGTTTCTTCATATCGATTGTATTCAAGAACTACCGGCAGAATGGAGGTCAGTGTTTTCGCCGTCTGTTCATCGGATGACTCACGTGCCAGTACAGTAGGTTCCGGGAAGTTGTCCATCATATCCGCATGCTTGTTATTAATCGAGTTATGCAGCCATGCGGAAACCGGCTCTGTCATTCCTTTCTTTTTTTTCTCTTCCTCCGATTCAATAATTTGCCAATGGCGTAATTTCCACCATTCTTCATTGGCTCTTATTTTTCTATCGAACCGGTCTTTCCCCTCTTTGTACTTCTTTAGGGTTTCTACCGCTTTTCTCACATCATCCTCTGTCAGATTTGTAAGTTTTTCTTTTTCATACTGTTGCATTTCCTCTTGTGTGTTTGGTTCTCCGGCACTACCATCTAATTCTGTCTGCGGTGTCGACTTTTCGACACTTTCAGGCACAGATGTCCTCTGCTCTTCCATCTCTTTTTCTTTCTTTCGTGCAAATAATTGTAAATTCATATTCTGCCTCCTAAATTCTATAAAATTCATATCTGTTTGCATCTTCATTTGAGGTTGTCCTTTGATTCAAAGGATCATCCCCTATATGGTCACGCTCCAGCACATTTTTCCTTGGGGATATTGGATTATCCATAAGCACATACCTGCATTCGTCGTAAATATGGTCTTCCTGTGTAGTATCAATATCTTCCACATCACTCTCGCTATACACGAGTGCCGGGATTGTTCGGATAAAGTGTTTACATGTATCAAATACCTGGAACATGGTATCTCCATCTTCATCAAATGCCATCCGGTAATGATACTGCATCTTTCCGGCAAGCCTTGCATTATCACCCGGACTAAAGAGAATGTTGTTTGGATGTTTCTCCATCATTTCCGCAATGGATTCACCACGTGAGCAATCCCATATAGATGGGTCTGCGATGCCTATTATCTTTTTGCCTTTGAGGTTTGGGTCCTCATTTTCAATTTCCCTAATGTGTTTTGCCTGCTGGGTTGGGTCTAACTCCAGTCCCACATTGGGTTCACCGGTGCACCCATAATACTCGCGGATTCGATAAATCTTTCCGTTTTCATCCGCCGCATACCATCCAACGCTAAAAGGTTTGGCGAACCCATAGTCATATCCACGCCATATACGCCAATAGGATGGTATTCTGAACGGCTCTATAACGTGAGTCCACTTTCTGTCTTTATAATGTTCTGGGTCATTTCTCCACTCTTTGAATACTTGTCCGGAAAAACTGTCCCACGAACCATACAATAACGCTTTACGCTCTGCTTCCGGCAGCATGGCAAGATTGTCCAAATAATAGGGGTCATTCTCTAGTAATTTTTTGTTATCAAATACCGATGATGGGATAAAGATTCTCTTTCGTTTCACCTGAATCTTTTTTCCGTCCGGGTCAAGAATTGTCCGTTCTTCGGTAATCGGTGTTTCCGGCGGTGCCGCTGTAATAAACCGGTCTTTCACCCATGCATGGCCAACACCGCCCGGATTGGCAGTTGCCCTCATGTATACACGTGTTCCCGGTCCGCTTGGACGATTACGGGAAAACATATATGAGTATTCCTCCCATGTGAAATGCGTCAACTCGTCAAAACCGATAAAATCATACGCGAGCCCCTGGTAATTTAATCTGTCTTTCACATGCTGCATGGTACCAAAAAAGATTTTCGCTCCAGACGGAAACGTCCATTTCTTATCTGTCACATTGTATTTCGCCTGTGGTACCACCGCTTTATACAATTCGTTAGAACGTAATATCAACTCTTGAAGCTGAGGATATGTCTTACGAAAGATAATACCTTTATAGTTTGGCACCTTAATCTGTCGCATTGCTTCACACAACATGGCATCCGATTTTCCCCCTCCTGCTGCCCCGCCATACAAACATTCATACTCCGGGCGACACATAAAAGCACTCTGGCGTGGCTGTGGCGACCAAACAATTTTACTCATCCTCTGCCGCCTCCTTAACCGGAGTAAGTATCATTACACCTACACCATCCTCTTCGGTCTCAATCTTGTTCTCAACTTTTTCCCGCCACTTATCCGGTTTGCGGTTCTTCAACCAAAACACTTGTGCTCCCAGTTCCGGCGGATAATAAACTTCCTGGTCTACCATCACTACCTCTTCGCGCTCACACTTACGTTTTCCGTTTTCGTATTCCACTTTTTTCACCTTAAACGGCTTTTTCTCAATCCTGGTAAAACCAACCGCTTTTTTGAACAATTCATTCTCCACTTGTGCGTCTGAAACTTCCCTCCCTTTTTTTAGGCGTTCAGAAAGTTCAGAATGTTCTTGCATGTATTTGTATAATGTTGTTTTGCTAATCCCCAGTTTTTCGGCTATTTGCGACATTACAAGACCGTCTCTTGTCCATCCCTCAATCGATTCCAAATAGGGTTCAACTTTTACGCTATATTGACTTTTTGCCATATCTGATACCCCCTTTTGGTCAGAATAACAAAATCTTTGCTATCTTTCCCCCCTAGTTCCCATACAAAAAAGGCACCTGCCATTGACAGATGCCTCTCTCTAAACTAATCTTTGATTTTATAAAACCCTCTACAATACCAGGAACTAGCCGTTATTTCCTCTGCGTATGCACCATTGTACACATTTCGTCCATCTTCATCACCTGGGTAATTCTCACTAAACGGCGTTTCTTTTTGCGTATCGCCATTAATAACGGCTACCGGAATTACAGTAGACTGTCTGTTACGATTCGGCTCATACGGCAATCCCCCAATTCCGTAGCAGGCATACGCTCCTGTCGTAATAATTACACACTCAACCCAGACATAATCACCAACACGTATGTAATTACCAGAACAAATCTTTAAATAATTTGAATTTACGATACTTCCCGGTCCACTATACAAAATCGGCTCCCATGTTCCTTCTACTGTTGTTTCCTCCAGTGCATCCAATCGGTTATTTACTGAATTGTTCTTCTTTTCCAATGCCGTTATACGACGATTAGTAGATAAGTCGCTCTCTATGTATTCCATATGCACTACTTCAACTACATCTTCAGCATTGCTCTCACATATCAATACAGGCATTCCTTTTCCTGATTCAACTCTTAATATAACATCATTCTCCGCATCATCCACCGGATACAACCGCTCTACGGATACACCATAATCTTCGTTGACATCTTTCTGCACATGCCATACATAAACTTTCTGATTTGTCGTTGCATATATGGCATATTGTACTCCTCGATACGGATAACTGCTATCAATAAATGGTGCTAATGAGCTTGAACGGATATCTCCTTTTTCTTGAATTTTGAAATAGCTGCTTTCTAAAACTTTTTCCACGCGCATGGTGCCGGCAAACTGCAATACTACTTGATTTTTCCATGTACTGCTTTGTCCTTCAAAAGCCCCCACTTTTGTATCTACCCAGCCTTGTCCGTCATAATACTGGAACAGTCCATCATGTATACGCAATCCATGTGCCCCGTCACTGGAATGTGTTTCATGCAAACAATGCTCATGCATGGTGTCATTTACAATTTCTTTGTAGTTTTCAACTGCTGCCTCGTATTCATTCACCTTAGCCACCATCTCTTTCAATGTATCCTGCATTTTCTGATAAATCGAAAGATAATCCGAACCGCCTTGGTACCTTACGGATTCCTCAACACGAACCACGCAAGTATCTGTTGTTATCCTGTCTGTCTTAGCTCCCGCATAGCATCCAACAGTAAAATATTCCTGCATCATCACTTTGTATGGCACTTCACATTTGCCATCTTCAATCAGAACCGGATAATTTTTTCCATTTGCCGTAAATACCGCTATTTGAATCAATCCATCCCATTCTGTTGGCAGGGAAAACTTTGCCTGCACATACTCTCTCGTATTTCCAACTAAATCCGAAATTGCTTCTGTGCATTCAATATGCTGACCAGTTACTTCAAAACTTATCGTTCTCATCTTCTCAACTCCTTTTTCTTTTAAGCATATCAATCATTCCTTCTGATTTCTCCCCTAGTTCCCATAACTTTCATCCAGCATCTTACCATGCTTGCACCTTTCACAATTTTTATAGCAATGCTTTTCTTGAAAATCGAATTTATCCTGCTCCGTCCGGAATCGTGTGCCGCATATAGTATGTTCTTCTAATCCCTCACACGTTATCATCTTTTCACTTTCCCGGATATAGTACGCGCACTCTGTCCGGTATATTCCCGGACCATAGTATCCTGCCATTCACTCACTCCTGTCCTGCTGCCCTTATTCTGTTTTATCTCCCTCCTGCAAAAGCAAGAGGGAGACTTTTTTTACCATTTACCTTGAAATGTTCTTTCCAATATTGTTTTCTGTTCCATCAAATCTTCGTCCTTATCCCAACCTCTTGGAAGTAATCCGATTAACGATGTATTGTTTCGCCATAATAGTATTTTCCCAGACTCCTCTATCCTATATGGTCCTTCAATCTCCATGTCATCTGATGTTTTCGCACTTTCATCTATCATGTTGTACAATCCTTCATTGATTGGCGTCAATTCAGAGCCATTTGTTAGAAGTCTGCTAATTACCCCAAACTTCGGTTCCTCAATAAGCAGATTGGTTTCTTCCAGATATTCGTCCGGTTCTTTTTCGGCTAAAAGAATCTTCATCTCGTCTGGTACCAACTGCTGCCGTGATTCATTTTTATGTATTCGGACATATTCATCTCGTGGCAAATCTCCAATAAGTTCAACAAGAGCCGCTTTTTCAGCATTAGGGAAAAATTGTTCTTGAACGGCCACAAACCAATAGCCCCCAACAATGTAATACACTTTTGCCTTTTCACTGTGTCCGACACTCAAATTGTCATTTTTATAGGCTTCCTTTAAAAGTTTCTTAAATATACTCGTTTTGATAAACATAATCTATAACCTCCTTTATTCATCGATATAGGTTGCCGCCATGTCGGCAAGATGCAAATATACAGCCAATTTTGACCGTTTGTATGCCGCGTTTATATCCCGGCTTCCACCTCTAACCGCATCGTCAAAGGCTCCCATGTGCCACCGGATGGCAAGAATTTCTTCATCGGTCAGATTCATAAAACGCTGAATGAGGAAAATAGATTTTTCGCCATGCCCCGCCGGAAAAGATTTGGTATTGTATTCGTATGCTATTTTCTCCTTTTCAAGCTGTGGCTTATACAAATCCACTTTACATACATCGTGCAGCAATCCAACAATAGCAATCGTTTCTTTTGTATATCCTTGAAGCACCTCTTTTTTCATTAAACGATTCATAACATTTACAGAGTGCTCCGCCAATCCCCCTTCATAACTTCCATGATATTTTGTGCTCGCAGGTGCCTCTAAGAACCCTTTATCAACAAGATAACCTAAGAGCTTGTCCGCTCCTCTTCTTTTGATATGTTTTTTGTATAATTTTACAAATTCATTTTTCATGTCATTCCTCACTTTCTACTAATTCCAATTATCAATTGTATTCCCAATTATTTTAGCATCCATATAACTCATTTCTGTTTCAATCCATAAAAGAATGTCTTTATTTGCTTCGCACTCTGTTACTTGAACTAATTGCCAACCCCAGTTATATTCGCCAGTTGGATTTCCAAATTCAACAACTGCTTTCCATTTACATCCGTTTATTTCATCTTTTAAGAAAAGAATGTCTTTTTCATAAATCAGATTCCCATTATCATCTTTTAAACCGGTGCACTGGCAAATAGTAGATGAGTCTACTTCAATCATATCGGGAACATCATTTGTCATTCCCCATAGAATGTATCTTTTCTCCCAAATACCATATAAATACCCTTGCACCCATTCGCCATTGTCAATCCTCTTGGCCTTGTATAAATATCTATCTTCCATGTTCTCTCTCCTTAATCTTGCAAATCTTCAATTTCTTCCTCTGTTGCTTCTCCGTCAATCGTTTCGGTGCGATATTTCCACCCGGCTTGATAACCATACATTGTGAATTTCTTACCACAATTATCACAAGTGTATGTGTTGGTATCTTCGGTATAGCAATCAACACAATCATCGCCTATGTATGTATCTTCGTAAGACGGCTCATATTCTTCGCCACAATAAGGACAGATGATATTCTCGTCATCTTCATAATTCCAATAACTACTGCTCATTTTTTTCTCCTTTCAAACGCACCAGTTTCCCAGTGCAGAATTTGTTAATATTTAATATCAAATCCACCCTTTTTATTTACCCAGTCGATAGCTTCTGCGTATGTAATACCATTATTCTTTAGTACATAAAGCAAATTGTGAAATTTCGGATGTGTTTCTTTCAAATTCACAAACCTTTGATTCGGCTCTTTTTCTAAGTGGCATCCAAATCCACAAAGCACACAGCCTGTTCTTTGACATCCTGTTGTGTGTAACAAAGGTCTGCCTAAATAAACCTCTTCCAAGTCCATAAAATCTGCAAGTGTCATTTGACCGCTTTCTTCATCATCTGTGACTATATCCCCATATACGGAACATATTGGCAAGTTGTTTTCTCTTATGTACAACAACACATCCTGTTCCGTCCAGAATGACATAGGGTTGCTTGTTGGAATTTTCAAATCAAATCCGTTACAACCATTTTGTAACCATTTCTGTGTACGCAATTTGCTTTCGGAAGCCATCTGTGCAGTTATAGGCTTTCTGCCGGTTTTTCTGAAATATGCGTGAACTGGTTCTTTTTTCATTAGCGAACAGCACTGACTTCCAATATCAAATTTTGCTTCAAGCATAAACAAATATTTGCTCCTGTCGTACATATTAGAATATTCCTCTGTTTCAACACCATTCTCTCTATGAGGATAAACGCCTAGCAACATCTTTGTTCTGCTTGTAATGTTAGGGATATTCCCCGTTTTCAAATTCTTGTATTGTTTGTCGTCTTTGTTTCTTCGTCTGTCCATTCCGACAAGGTCTGCTACTCTGTAAGCATATGGAATCGTTCGTTCGTTAAGATTTTATTTTGTTTTCTCAACTCGTTAAGTTTTTCAAAATATTTTCTTGCTTCGTACACTGTTGAAGAAATTTCTTTTGAAAAAAGTGGAAAACCATACTTGCTACATACTTCTGCAAATGAAATTCTCGGTTTCAAAATTTCAAGATTGTCAAATGTCATAGCAAATTGTTTTAATTCTGGATACTGTGTTGGAACATCTACAAATACAAGTGGAATATCCTTATATCCGCAAACGTTACGAACAATATCAACCAAAACTGTGCTATCCTTTCCACCGCTAAAACTTACATAAACACCATCTTCACCAAACTGATTTACCCAATCATCTATTCTCCTTTTTGTCATTTGAACTTTATCGTCCAATGGTAAGGATTGCATCTGATAAAGGTCTGTAATTGTATGCCTATTTGCCATGTAATATTGCTCCTTTCTCTATGTCTCCTCCATTTCTTAAATCCTCCCAAAACAATTCAATAAGTTGCACTTTTTTTTACTGAGGTGACTGAACAGACATATATAAAACATGAGTTTTAACAATAGGAGGCGAAAAGCCATGCAACAAACATTTATAAAATGGCCTAAGAAATTGGAAGATTTTTATTTTTTGCATATCCGAAAATATTTGAAAAATCCAAAGGTGGAATTCTTTACATATTTTTTATACACACTAGCAGAATCCATTCCATATGTTCCAATTCAAATTCAATGGATTTTAACTTTAATAATTAATCTTCCTTAATTTCTTTGTAGATGGCGACCATTCGGTCGCCATCTGCTTTACCACTCCGGTTCCACATCAGGTGCCTTTGGCATATAGCCATCCTCAATCTCAATCTTTCGCAATGCATATCGCATGCTGATTTCCTTATCATCCCATGCATACGCATAGCCGTCTGGAGCAAATGTACTCTTACATTTTCGATTACAGCGGTCTATAATCGTTTGATAACTCATGTAATTCTTTCTTGCCGCTTCCCGCGCTGACGAGTACACTTCTACCACTTCACCATTACAATCTATTTTTGCAACTGGTTGTCGGCGGCTCTTTGCCCCCGTTCGTTTTCCCAGTTCACGTTTGCTTATATATGAAATATTCTGTATATGGTTTTCATATTGACATCCGTTTTTGTGGTATGCCACATGTCCCGGCGGTGGAACTCCCAGAAATGTTTTCGCAATCAACTGCATCACAATTTCTTCTCTGCTCTTTCCATCCCTGGTTAATTTAACAATCATCCTTTGGCTTCCACTCATATGCTTGTGATATGGTCTTAGCAAGCGTGTTTTTCCTGATGGATACACACGCCGAATATTTCCCTCTGTATCCGCTTGATACTTTCCATCATAACCGGGAATGTCCTTCCATGATTCTTTCATGTGCCGCTTTCCTCCTCATAAAACTCGTGACTTCCGTCAACCACCTTTTCTTCCTCCTCGTCCTCAAACGACCAACCATACAGCCAAAGTACCTTATAGCCATCCATAAGTCCCTGACCATTCTCTTTTTTATAGGTTCCGTCATATTTAATCAACTCAGTTCCATCCATCGCTGCGTTGAGAAGCACTAACATCTGATGGAGTATGCTCAATTTAGCCACCTTTTCGGATACTTCCTTTCTTTCCTCCTCTGTGCATTCATAAAGCGGTTTCCCAGCAAAGAAGCAGCTAAGCCGTGACGGATAAAGACACGACTGATTCAACACAAGTGCGCTCCACAATGCATCCTTCACCTTTTCCCCAACATTCCTTGTGCAATTTCTGCATACGTGAATGATTCACGTACACTTCCCACTTTGCACAGCGCATGATTTCTATATAACTTTAAGATTCGGACCGGCACTCTTTTTTCCCGTCCATCTTCTCTTTCTCCCAAAGGTGCCGGCTTATACACATACACCACATCACCTTCCGTTAAATTCATACGTTGTGGTTGCAAATCGCATTGAAAAAGCACTCCTTCTTTTTGTTTGCGTTCCTTGTGATTCGTCTTCACTTAATCATCTCCTATCCATCGAATCAAATCTTTTAATAACTCAATAACTGCCCTTTTTATATCTTCTTTCATTCATGCTCTCCTTTATCCTCCCGGCTTATAACCGGGAGGTTTTAACATGGCTTGCTTGTCCGTGATATTTAACAAACCAGAGGTGTCATATATAGTTTTTTCCGAAAATCCTCATGAAATCATCATGGGACCCACGTTCAGATTCAAAGGCCCTTTGCCCTGCTGCCTTGATTGCCATATCAACCGTTTTATTTTTATGAACGGCATCCTTTCCGTTTCTGTGGCAACGCTCTCCACAAATATGAATTTTAAGTCCATACTTTTCCGAGAACTTTCTATTTGCTCCACCAAAAACATGATGTTCCTCCAAACCACATGGATCCGCTATCCGATTTCTTCCACACAAGTAACATGTGTCCCAATCCATCTGCATAATTGACTTTGCCATCTTTATTCCTCCTTATCGGTCCTCCATTACTGTATACTGTCTTTCTCTCATTCTCTGATGCAAATACTCCGTATACTCATGTTTTGAACACCGTTCTACTTTGACTTGTTCCATCTCTTTTGATTTTTTATAAAATGTTGACCAAAGTTCACTGTATGCGTTTCCATCAGCACTTCCTTTTTTTGCCATATGTTCGGCATACGCATTGTCCAAATGAATTACTACCTGTGCGGACGTGTTCATACACTGTATGGCATCCACTACTGCCCTTGCACTCAATTTTTGGTATGAAATATCATTCCATCCTGCCATATGAGCTTTCGCATATTTTTTTCCATTTATTTCCGTAACAAGAACAATTCCATAAACTCCATGTCCTCTCGTTACTCTCCCGGTAAACTGGGATGTTATATAAATATCTACTCTCATGATGGCGACCCCCTCCTTCCATCATTCTTAACCAGAATATATCGTAGGAAGTTCCAACCGGTCAGTTCTGATATACCCGAACACACTGTTCGCTTATCTAGCCAATAACCTTTTCTTGTACCCGGCTCCTCCCGAAAATATCCTCTGTTTTTTACTATTTTCTTTTTTGTCTCCGGCCGAAAAAGATTTTTGCTTCTTGTCCAGGCTCGGCCTTTCCCTCCAAGTTCTCTGAAGCGAATGGTATATTTGGCAAAATACTCTGCCAATTTCGAATACTGCCCCGTATCATCTAATGGTCGTATATCAATACGTCCATGTTTCCACGCTTGCCGAATCCACTCTACCGGCACCTGATTCATCACCATATGATGATGCAGTGCACCACGAACTCCAACTTCCGTTACCACTATGTATTTGCATATCTCTTTTTCTTTTTTCATACGCCGACGCAAACGGTCAAGAAATATCTTTCTGTCCCTCTTCGCCTCTTCCACCGTCTCTGCTCGTTTATCTCTTTCATAAGTCAGCGTTATGTGATAATCACCTGGCACGAAATTGGCATTCATTAAAATTGTTAATTCCGTAATGGCTTTTCTTAAATTTATTTTTTTCTGTGATTCCTTGGTGTCCTTCATCTTTTCCGACCGGGTAGCACCAGGTGGATGTATATGTGAAGAGTAACTCCTCTCGTACAAAACAGTTCGTCCTGCTCTTGTCACTTTTTCTATGTATGGCATAAACAATCTTCCTTTACGCTAGAAATAATACCCTTATCGAGTTATAAAAAACGGCTGCATTGTCCGTTTTTCTTGCTTTTCAAAGCCATACATGATATACTAAATAGTGTGTTTTAGTTGTATCTGTACAACTTTGAGCGGTCATTTATTTGACCGTTCTTTTTTTACTTGCCGCCGGTTCACATGATATTAGGTCCCGTCCACATTCAGAGCACTGTTTTTGATAAGTGCAGCTCCAATAACACTTACCACAAGAACAGGAACAAATATAAAGCGGATCCGTTCGCTTCGTCACACCGTCGGTGTAATATTCTTTCCACATCCTGCTACCTCCAGCATTTTTTCCAAATGCTCCGTTACTTCCTTTACCTTGTTATCCAGTCTCGGAAAAAAGAATCTGTTTTGATATACAAGGGTCTTGTTTTGCATTACCGACAAAGCCACTACCTGTGTCTCTCCATTGATACAGAAGTACACATCCACTCCTGGCATTTCATTTAATTCCATCGCTTTTTGTAAAAAATTTTCAAACATACTCAAATTCCTCACTTCCATAATTTCTTCCAATTAGCAACCGTAAACAATGCTACCCATACAGCAGAAACCAAAAACAATACGGTTTCCTGTATATGTAAATCTCTTACCGCACACGCAGTCATAATACATATAACCAGGGCGATAATTGTAATGAAGCATATAACGCTCTTTTGTTTTTTCACCTTTCTCACCTCCATCTTTGTAATGCGCATTAGTGGAATGTCAGGGACTTGAACCCTGAACCGCCCGGTTATGAGCCGGGTGCTCTGACCATTGAGCTAACATTCCTTAGTAGCGGTGCTGGGTACGTGACAGCTTGTCCGCTACTCCGGCAGATTTCACATTTACGGACCACCTAATCACCGGAAAGGTCGCTTGTCTTGAGTTCGCCCGCCGAATGGGCGAAATGGCACTGCCGGGCTCGAACCGGATTAGCTTCCTACCAAATCAGCGCCCATACATCACATCATGCTCTTACAGCATTTTTTTCTATGTATTTCTTTAACTTTTCAGTATCCCAATAAATTGCTCCATTTGGTTTAAACTGCGATGCAATTGTTTGACCTTTTTCTTCCCTTATATCCCGCAGTAGTTTATCTGGAAATCCTAACTCTTTTAATTCCGTTGTTTTCATTATTGGTTTTGGTAAATTCATCTATCATTCCTCCTAACTTCCATTTATTCGATTATTTGTCCTTATAATTATGTATCACTTTAAGTGGACTTTGTAGGCAAAAAAATATAATCTGATGAAATACCATATATTCTACAAAGAAGTTCCACATTAGCAAACGATGGTGATACCTTTCCATTTTCCCAATTATTTATTGTTTTATTGCTAACATGCGCTTTTTCTGCTGCTTCCACCTGTGTTAATCCTGCATTTACTCGTGCTGCGGCAAGCGAAATTTGAAACTTTGTTTGTTTGTTTTCTACCACATTATAACCTCCTTTCTGTTAATTTACTCGAATTATACCATCACTTTAAGTGTGTGTCAACACTTAAAGTGAAATATTTTATTTTTTTGTGTTGATAGATTGACACTTTTAGTGTATAATCTTTTTCAAGGAGGTGAACACGATGTCTGTAGAAGAATTTAATGCCATCTTTTCAAAAAGATTACGTTACTACCTTAATAAATATAATATGACGCAACTAGAATTATCAAAACGATTAGGCGTTGGCACAACTTCCGTTTATAATTGGTGTAATGGAATTAAAACTCCACGAATGGACAAAGTTGATTCAATGTGTAAAATCTTTAATTGCAACCGTTCAGATTTAATAGAAGATAAACCGGAAACACATGAACAACCAAACTACTACCTTGACGAAGACGCAAGAGAAGCTGCCGACTTTCTTCACAAAAATCCTGAATACAAGGTTTTGTTCGATGCTTCGCGCAATATTAGTAAGGAAGATATCGAATTTGTTGCAAAAATGTTAGATAAGTTTAGAAAATAATGGGGGATGATATTATTAAAATGCGGGACGATGTGCAGGTACTTTTCTTAAAACTGCCAAATCATATAAAAGAATTTGTTACTATGAATCCAGATATGTCTTATACTATCGTATTGAATGTAAACCATTCGCACGAAACTCATCTGGAGGCCTATGCTCATGCATTACAACATATTGAAGAACACGATTTTGATAATTGTGCTTCCGCCGATATGATTGAGGTCTTTGCTCATATGAGGTGATATAGTAATTAAAGGTAAACAGAAACGCTAAACTATAAGAAAGGTGATTTATTATGTTGTTATTTTGGGCGCTAATTGGTATATGTGAAACTTTTGTTTTTTTCATTGCTTTGTTGTATTTTCAGGGCAAATGCGAAAATCCTAAATTGCTTTCCGAATTATCGCTTCCCGAATCACTTTCAAATAAGGTTGCATATCATAATGGTGCTTATACCTATGACCAACTTAAAGGGCTTAATTATTTTTCAAAATTAACTGGTTGTGTTGAAGCCATATACGATGAACTAAGTTCGCAAACTAAATTTATAAATAACACAAGAGGACTCCCATGGTTTTTCTGTTTCCTTATTTTAACCGGCTTGCCCAATTTTTTAATAAAATGCTCAGGCTCAATTAGTGCATTTTGTCGCGTCACACTAGTTATTGGTATTATCATTGTCACTGTTTTCATATTCATTATTGCTGATGTAATAACAGACCATTTACGTTCCTCACATCGTTATGATGAATTATATGATTATTTACCTGAAATATATAGACAACTGATTAACAATCCACTTCCCTACAATGAATATGATTTTTGCCATGAAGATTATTGCGTTACCATGTTATACAAAGAGTACATTCATAGACTCCAGGAACATTTAAAACTTAATCGTTCTAGGTTGTCTAAAACAATAGGTGGAATTATTGTTTCACTAATTTTCACATTTGTTGCATTCAGTATTTTTATTTTATGTCGGTAACTTACATTTAATCATAATCTCCTCTGGCGTATCAAAGGGAAGTGCACATTTAGAGTGATAAATTATAAAAAAGGGTTCGCGCTACCAACACGAACCCATTGCAAATAGAATACCAAAAAAACATATAATGCAAATAAAGGATGATATACTATTTACCAAAACCAACCTTATTATATCATTCTTTATTTCTAAACGCAATAAATATAGAAAGGATGATATATTATGGCACGATTTAAAAAAAGAAAAGATGGCCGATACGCCACATCAATTACTATTAATGGACAAAAATACTATCTATATGGTTCTACACAAAAGGAATTGGAAACTAAGCGCCTCAAACTCCTTACCGAATCTCAAAAAAATATGTTAATTAAAACATCATCCATGCCTTTTAAGGATTATTGTGACGATTGGTTCCATTCCAGACAGATAAACCGTAATGCGAATACTCGTGATATGTATTTTTACTCTATTTATGCACATATAATTCCGGAAATTGGGCACATTCCACTTGATAAGGTCACAAAGACTGATATTCAAAGATTAATTAACAATTTAATTGAACATCCTAGCACCTGCCAAAAGATCATTAATACTCTTCGTCAACTTTTCGATGAAGCAATTGATGATGACCTCATTTACAAAAATCCTTGCTCTAAAGTCAAGTTACCTAAAATCGTTGTAAATGATGTACCACCTTTTAATGATTCTGAAATGGCAGCAATTCAATCGGCTGATTTATGTGTAGAAGACCGTGCTTTTGTTAATGTATTACTTGCCTTCGGTTGCCGCCGTGGTGAAGCATTGGCACTTATGTGCTCGGATTTTGACTTCAATAGTCAAACTGTTAGTTTTCAAAGGTCTATTACCTTTGATAAGAATACACCTATCATAAATCCATATATGAAAACTAAATCATCAAAAAGAGTTTTACATATTCCAAAACCTTTTTTTGATTTTTTTAAAAAGTACATAGACACACGAACCGGTCTTTATCTTTTTACAATGCGTAACGGTAATTTAATTACTAAATCATCTTACGTTAAAAAATGGAAACGTATTGAAACTTCCATTGAAAATAAATTGTACGGTGAAAATATTCTTGCTAAAATGAATACTCGTAAAATTACCGCTCTTGTATTTCGCCACAATTTTTGTACTCAGCTTTACTATTCAGGCATAAGTCGTAAAAAGGCTGTTGAAATTATGGGGCATTCAAGTTATCAAATGATTGAAAAAATATATGCTTCTCTTGATGAAAAGCAGGAGAAATCATCTGATAAAATCGATGCCATGTTTGATAATATTATTTAATTAAAAAAGCCTTATATCAAAGGCTTTTTTTTCAATATTTTTGACAACTTTTCTGACAACTACTCATCTAAAAACCGCTCTGACAACTAGTTGACAACTACTAAACTAACGCAGAATAACGCAGAATAACACAAAACAAAAAACCGTGCAATCGCCGATTTTTCGGTAATTGTACGGTTTTACGTGTAGTGAGGCATCGGGGACTCGAACCCCGGACAACTTGATTAAAAGTCAAGTGCTCTACCACCTGAGCTAATGCCCCATAATGCCCAAAGCCGGAATCGAACCAGCGACACAAGGATTTTCAGTCCTCTGCTCTACCAACTGAGCTATCTGGGCTTAAATTGCGGGAGCAGGATTTGAACCTACGACCTTCGGGTTATGAGCCCGACGAGCTGCCTGACTGCTCTACCCCGCGACAATCAACTTTGATATCCTAGTCTCATTCGTAAAATATCAAATCATTACCCACCAAAAGAAATTTATCTTTTGGAATGGGCGGAGAAGGATTCGAACCTTCGAAAGCGTAGCTAACAGATTTACAGTCTGCCCCCTTTGGCCACTCGGGAATCCGCCCATGAAGCCGACGACCGGACTTGAACCGGTAACCTGCTGATTACAAATCAGCTGCTCTGCC